ACAATGTTCTGGAGAAGCTGAAGGGCATGGGGATGATCACCTACGACAACATTCAGGATGGCATCGAGATTGTGAAACAATTCTAAAAGATAAGGGGTTTCCTTATGACTTTCGGAAAAGTTTCCTATCTTTGTGGCAGTTTTAAAAATCATTAAAAGTAAACGTAAAAGGCAGCGACTATGAGCAATAATTTGTATTTTTGCGGCGTCAAAACTCACGTGCGGTACGAAGCCGCTGCCAAAGAGCAGCGTTTTTTGTGCCCTATCTTATTGGTAAAATTTAGCCGCAAGGAGTGTGGAAGCAGTAATGCCACAAGGTTACGCACGTTGAGTACCTGACAGCTCCTATGCGGCTTTTTATGTCTAAAAATCACGTGTTATGAACGAACAAGAGAAGAACGCCGTGATTGCAGGCGTTGAGAAGTTACAAGCAATCGATGATTTCCTGAATGATTGGTACTCTGTTACCGACTTGTATGAGACTGCGGCCAATGCGGCTAATGTACTGATGGAGGCTGCATACCTGCACCAGTTCAGCCATGACGATCTGGGCTACCTTAAAAGACTGTTGGATCAGCATGTCATGCTGGCGAACCTTTTGAAGAAAGTACAGGGAAAGGAGGAACAGGTATGAAAGTGAGCGAGTTTGTGAAGGCATTACAAGAAATGCCACAAGATGCAGAAATAACTTTCACGGTTGGGTTTAATGATGAACAACGACAGGCTTATGCTTTTGCTGTATCAGATTCTAATGTTCCCGAATTGTTTAAACATTGCTTGGAAGATATGGAACCTTGTCAAATAATAGGGGAAACTCTATTATATTCTAAAGAACAATCTGTTGAAGTTGTATTGGATGATAGTTTTTCTGGCAATGATTCTATTGAATTGGAAGGCTATTACCAGGAGCATATCAGTCATAAAGATGGAGAACAACCTAAAGAAGCGTGAGCCCATGCTGGTAGGAGAGATTATAGCGCAGGCGGTCATGGAAGGCCGTTTGCTTAAATCATTAACTAAAGACGTGAAAGAAAATGAATGATTTTGAGAGGGTAAAAAGTGACAGCTTTGTTACTATAGCCAATTCGTTTCTTAAAGATAAGAACTTAAGCAATAAAGCGAAAGGTGTGCTGGCAATGATTCTTGCTTTGCCTGATAATTGGGATTTCTGTATTAAGGGGATGGTTTCTATAACCAAAGATGGAGAGGCTTCCCTTCGTTCAGCAATTAACGAAATGAAAGAGAACGGATATTGTGCTATGAAGCCGGTAAGGATAAATAATAAAATAGCACGATGGAAGTATCTTTTTTCAGGAGAGAAATTGACTGAAAAGCTACTTTGCGATTTTCTACAAATAGAAAACCTAAATGTAGAAAATCAAGCACAATATAATAATATAATAAATGAAGAAAAAGTAAAGAATAAAAAAAGTATATCTAACGATATACCAAAAAAACGTTTTAAGAAACCCACCATTGAGGAGATACAGGACTACATTAAGGAGAAGAAGATGCACTTCGATGCCGAACGGTTCTTTGACTATTATGAGAGTAAAGGATGGTTGGTAGGTAAAAGCCCGATGAAGGACTGGAAGGCCGCTTGCAGAACGTGGGAGCATAGCAGACAAGGTGAAGAGAAGAAAGAAGAGGACACCGACGAGATGCCAGCAGGCATGACACGCGAGAAGTGGATGAAGATCCAGGAGTGGATGCAGGAGAGGCTGCCGAGGATATGGAAGTACATAGACGTAGATGCTTTCCTGTCTATGGAAGGCAAATCAGGCGGAGACAGATACCTGCAGCGTGACATCATGCTGGCGATAGACCGCAGCACTTATGAAGGTGATATGGTAGAGGAGTTCGAGCGCTTGCGCTGGACTGAAGAGTTTAAGAACAGATTACCGTGTTTGCAATGAAAAGGAAGGAGAAGCTGGAGCGTATCATCATCGGTACGCTACTGGAGAGCAGGGAAGGCAGGAACTTCTACGATGATTGCAGGAGCGTCATCACGGCTGATATGTTCGGCAATGATATATGCCGTAAGATATACGGATATATTCAGGACATGAACAGGAACGGCAAGGAGGACACGACACCGCTGGCCATCCTCGACGAATATGGAGCAGATGCGATGGGCATCTTGTATGAGATGGTGGGGTTATGTACGGACTACTCGTTTATCCATCTGAAGACGAGGTACAACGAGCAGAGCTATCTGGTAAGTATCGTGACGGGCTATGAGCGCGGGTACACGAATGTGGGTTTTATCGAGTATGTGAAGGAATTTATAAAGCTGGCTTATGAAGAAAGAGACGGATCTGATGGAGCAGAAGGCGCTGCCGCATGATGTGGAGACGGAAGAGGCTGTATTGTCTGGACTGATGACATACAATGACAAGTTCGCCAAGTATGAGGACTTGCTGGGTGTCGATCTCTTCTACTATGCGAAGGAACAGGCGATGTACAAGTGTATCGCCGGAGTGATAGGCGATGGCGGCATCACGGATATTAAATCGCTGATGGGATATGCCAAGAGCCATGATTTGGGATATGAGCTTATGGCCGATGATTTCATCAAGCTCATGAGCTGGTTGAACAAGATGACGCTGGAGCAGGACATCATGAGGCTGCACGAGATGGCAAAGCGCCGTGAGTGCTGGCGCATGCTGTATCAGTCTGCCACAAGGATGCTCGACCTGACGAATGATTTTGAGGATGAGATAGCCAAGACGCGGGAGCAGTTCGGACGTATCTCTGACAACTACGGTACCGACGAGGTGTCGGATATGGACGATGCTTTCAAGGCGGTGCGGGAGATAGTCAATGAGAATGCGAAGGGTATCACGTCATACCTGCAGACGGGCTTTGAACTCTTCGACAAGAAGTTCCTGCTGCGGCCTGACACCCTGACGATCATTGCTGCGTTCACCAGCGTGGGAAAGTCGGCACTCGCCATGAACATAGTCACGGAGGTGGCGAAGCAGGGCGTCCCATGTGCTTATTATTCCCTGGAGATGGGAAAGGCAGAGCTTGCAGCCCGCATGATATCGAAGGATATGGAACTGCCTGCGAGTGTCATCATGAACCGCAAGCTGAATGAAAAGCAGCTGCTGTCGTTTGATGTGGCAACTGGAGCGAAGAAGGGTCTGCCTATATACTTCGATGACAGAAGCACGGTGGACTTCGACAAGACGATGCGCTCGATACGGAAGATGGTGAAGACGAAAGGCGTGAGGCTGGCCGTCATCGACTACCTGCAGATATATGCCCAGGTCAGCGATGATGCGGAGGAGAGCATCAGCTATATGGCGAGAACGGCGAAGAACGTGGCCAAGGAGCTGCACATACCCATCATCGTCATAAGTCAGCTGAACCGTTCAGCCCTGCATCCGTCGATCAAGATGCTGCGAGGCTCTGGGCAGATAGAGGAGAGTGCGGACAACGTGGTATTGATAGATAGGCCCGAGGCTTACCCGGATAACAAGGTGAATAAGTATGAGGGCGAGTTCAAGGAGTATCCCATCAAGGACACGGCGAAGTTGATACTTGCCAAAGGCCGAGGTGTCGGCACGGGCTGTGAGCTTGTGAGCTTCGAAGGTAAATACACCCGCTTCTATGAGCGTAAGCAGGCACAGACGGAGGAATACAAGGAGCAGCAGGAGGATCTGCCATTCTGACGATGAAGTGCTATATATACTACAACTGCCGATGGGAGGACATCAGGCGCATAGAGGAGCGCTTCGGCATCCCGCATTGCGTGACGGTGAACGGCGAGACGTGCAAGCCCGTGGATATCAGGGACGAGGACGTGGAGCTGCTGAAGGAGACCCAGAGGCGGGGATACATACAGATAAGGATCAAGGATGATACCGTTTGAGTTATTGGGCTACGCGATGGTTATGGCGACCCGTTTTATTATCAATTTCCTAATAGTAGTAGAGAACAAAGGTTATGGAGACGACGATACAGACATCGGGTTATGTTAGCGGGCAGGCGCTCGCAGGGTTTCGGGGTGGCGTTAATGACATCCTGATGAGGTCGGAGAACGACAAGGCGGAGAAGCTGGCCGACGAGGTGGCCAAGCATTTCTGGCCGATGATAGGCACGGCGAACCAGGTGGCATACGAGGCCATCGACGAGGCCGTGGAGGAGATGCGTGCGGCGGGCATGCTGCGGCAGCAGGAGAAGGTGAAGGCATTGAAGGCGCTGGAGGAGTTCGAGCGTTACCAGAAGAGGGCATACGAACACTTCAAGGCGATAGACGATGACAGGTGGCCGCTGTGGCAGGACCTGACGGTGAATGCGGCGGCGAGGCTGCAGCCCGACGTGAAGCGGCTGTATTTCGCCATCAAGAATGAGTTGGACCGATGCGGGGTGCAGAAAAGCCGTGTCTATGCGAGCATACAGACGGGGTTGGCTCTGGTGACGCTGGCGACATTGATGTTCGACACGATGATGTCGCAGTTCCAGCGGCAGACGCTTGTCAATATCACGCATGCATTCAAGCCGGGAAGGCTCACGGCGATGGAGAGCTGCTGGAAGGCCGTCGGGGAGATCACGGGCAAGCGATGCCTGCAGGATGTGAACCTCAGGGACAACGAGCAGTGCCGTCTGGGTGTGGAGGTGATACTGCAGCGGTATGAGAAGGCGGACTTCCTGAACGATGCGGCAGGGGGGGCATTGAGGCACAACCCCGACGTGCTGTCGCATGAGGAGCGCAAGGCATTCCTTCAGGATGACGATTTGTGGAACCAAGATAACAGTGAAAGCGTATGAAACAGATGACAGTCGATGAGCTGATCGGGACCGAGGTGTTCCGAGCAGAGGTGGAGAAACAGCTTGAGTTGGAGAAGAAGAGCCACAAGGATGCGGCGGTGTGTGCGATGGCGCAGGGTGTGAGGCTGAAGCGATCGCCGTTTGACTCGCTGATGGAGCGGGGCATCATGGATGATGCCTACGAGGTGGTGAGGTTGTACCGTGGGGTGCTGAACCGTGCGGTTGTGGGTCTGTCAGCATCGGAGCGTAACTACATATCGGCCTTGGGGTACATCGCAGGCAGGCGTGCAGCCCTGAGGCTGAAGGATACCGATACGCCCAGCGGGGCGTAGGTGATTGTTTTAAATAATATGTTTCTTTTAATGAATTGATTTGTTGAAATTTAAACGCTTTGGGGTCGCTTGTCCGTGAGGATGGGCGACCTTTTTCATTAAAAATATTTAAAAGATAAGGGAAATCCTTGTTGCATAAAGAATTTCTTTGTAATTTTGCAACGTCAAACTAATTAAGACGTGGGGGCAACACGATAAATTCTGCTAAAGCAATTATGACAATCACTGGAGAATTAAAGAATTTGGAGAAGGTGCAAAGTAGGTGCATTCGGTTTAGCAAGTATCTGGAGAAGCATCACGAAGGCCGATATGACGACTTGATGAGAAAACTTGCCTGTGTTATCGGGACAATCGAAGACGTATTGAATTTCGACGAAGTTTAAACCCTATAAAAAACAAAGGAACAATGGAAAAGCAAATTAAGAGATTCGAGGTAGGAAAGCGTTACATGATGCGTAGCGCATGCAATCAGGATTGTGTATGGATGTACACGGTGGTGAGCCGGACGGAGAGCACGGTGGTGTTGCAGCAGCTCAGGATGGGCAAGCCCTATGGAGACCAGGCACGCTTCAGGATCAACAAAGGTTCGTCGGAGATATGGGGTGCAGAGGCTGTCCGTCCTCTTGGCACGTATTCGATGTGTCCCACCTTGGTAGCAGACAAGACGTATTAATAATAACCCTATAAAGAACAAAGTTATGAGAAACGGGGAATAAAGGCCTCTGGGCGGCGTTCAGCCCGTCGGCTGTAAAGTTATAGGCCTTCTGGCTGAAAACCGTTCAGAATTGAAATAAACGATAAATAGCAGTATTATGGAAGAAACAGTAAAAGAGAACCGTCAACGATTAGGTCGTGAGGTGAAGAGAAAGAGAGAGGAGCAGGGATGGACGTGTCAGCAGGTGGCCGATATGTCAGGTGTTAAGGTGCAGACGGTTGAGAAGATCGAGGCAGGAGCGTTCAATGTGCCTGCTGATATTCTGGCGAAGGTGGCCGACGTATTGGGCTATTATCTTACAATTAAACCGAGGGAGGATTGAGTTATGAAATATGAATTACAATGGAATTGGAAAAGATGGTCATTGATACCTACGATTGGTGTTAGAACAAGGCGCGATAATATTGTTATATCGTGGTTGTGCGTAAGTTTGTGGCTTGACAAGACCACTATGTCGCATTTGTGGTCAAGTAGATATGTGCATGTAGGCGTAAGTCATAGTCCAACTCATTTGTCGTTACCAGACTTAGAAATTAGTTATCACCAAAAAATATTAGGCATATGTGCCTCAATTCTTGGTTTTAATCTATTTATAAACATATTCTTTTCCCAAGAGGAAGATTTACCATTTTAAAGAAAGGAAAGAGAAATGACACAAGAAGAACTGAAAGAGAAGCGCGAGCGTTTCCGTCTGTATGGTGAGATCTGCCTTCTGATGGAGGAAAAAGACGAAGATATCTTCGATGAATTTAGAATTGATCGAGATGATCTTGAGGATGCTTACGGCAAGGATATTTATGTATTTGAGGATGCAAGCGATCATGGTGTAAGATTATCATTTATATCATTTGATGATGGGATGCTCTGGGTGGAATATGGTGATGTAGCGGTGTCGTTTATGTGTGTAAGTTCTGATACCTTAGAGACGATTTATGAAGCATTGAAACAATATTATGAGGAGGGATGAGTTATGAAAGCAAACGAATTGTTAGACAAGGCACTTGACTTTATTGTAGAAACACAAGAGCAGAATGATTATATCTGTGAGCAGATGCTTGAAGAAAATGTTGGTGACTACTGCGAGAAAAATTTTCAGAACCTCAACAAAGAATGTGTTAAGTTGTTTTTGCAAAAAGTATATAACAAAGAATAGAGTTATGACAGAATATGAGGCATACGATTTGGCTATGACGATTGTTAATAAAATGAACAATCCGACAATGCCAACAGGTAAGCAAATACTAACTGCTGACAACGAATATTTATGTAAGCAGTTAGAACATATTGTAGAAGCATATAAAATCTTAAAAGGATAAGTTATGAGCAATTTATGTAAAAGAATGGCAAAGCCTAAGAAAGTTTGCCCAAGAAAGAAAAGGCAGGCGATGCATAGAAGATGTAGTAAGAAATATACCTCTTTCAACATCTTTACAAAATATGGTGAAAATACCACTATCAAGACTGATAGACCGATGACAGAAATAGAGGTACATTACATCTATGGTGCATTAAGTGTAAGTGGAATTGACTAATAGGAGAGTAAGGTATGGAAACTGTAAAATTTGTATGTGAATTTTTCTTCACTAATTTTTGGCATTGGTTAGGTTTGACTATAACTTTGGGGATTTTTAGATTTGGCACTGTCATAATTGATAAAAGTCACCAGATTATAAGTAAGAATAATAAAGATGAATAAAGTTATGAAAGAAAACGCACCAGAAAGAATATGGGTTGACCCTGCAAATGACTTGCCAAAGCTAAGTGGTCATATAGACAAGGATAGTGTTGAGTACATCAGGAAAGATGCCTTTATCGAGAAGGCCGTAGAAGGAAGAGTACAGCCCCAGAACAATAGTATCACTGATGAGGAATTAGAGCAAGCAAAGAAGGATGCTTATAATGACGCTCTTGATAAAATAGAATATCATAGTGGCGAACCTACATTTGCTGATGGCTGGCATGCTGCAATTGATTGCATTAAAAAGAAATCTCTCAAACCCAATTTACAGTGGGAACCGAGTGATGAGCAGATGGAGTATTTAGCAAAGGCTATTACTACTCTTGGTGACGAAGGAAACTGTAAGACAGCATCAATATTAAATGATTTGAGGGTTGAGTTAAAGAAATTAAGAGGAGAATAGTATGACATACAAAGAGAGACCAATAGAAGAAATGACTCAAGAAGAGGCAAGAGCCGCTGGAAGATGGCTTGAGTGGTGGGGTGCTGTTCAAAAGGAACTTGCATCAAAACAGAGAGAATATAACATGTTTGTTAATAATAGACCGATAAGAAGTTAAATTATGGAAGATAGAATTGCATTAGTAATTATTGCTGTGTTAATAGTCGCAGCACCGTTTATTGCGTATATTTGTCAAGGAAGAAATGGATAGAACGTAAAAAAAACAAATAATTATGGCACAGGAAACGGTTACGAAGTTCTTCGTGGAGCACATACAGAGGTGGCTCGACGAAGAGATGAAGAGAGACGAGCAGCTGGCGGTAAAGGTGCAGCAGTCAGGAAAGACAGCCGAGCAGGCTTGCAACTTTGTGCTGGCCGAGGTGCGGAAGTCAGGGAGGTGTGGCTTTGATGACCCAGAGGTGTACGGCATGGTGCGGCACTTCTTCGACGAGGACGAGATCAAGGACCCGGGAAAGCAGGACGGCTTCGAGCGTATCGTCATCCCCGAGCATATCGAACTGTCGGAGAGTGAGAAGGCAGAGGCAAAGGCGAAAGCGCTGGCGGCGTATGAGGCGGAGCAGAAGGCGAAGCTGAAGGCAGAGGCCGATGCCAAGGCCAAGAAGGAGCAGGAGCGTCTGGAGGCCCTGAAGGAGAAACGTCAGGCCGAGGGCGCATACGTGAACGACTTATTCGGGGGGCTCTGATATGTGCATGAGTGGATATCTTTGTGGAAACGTAAAGACGATGAAGGCTATGAAGGCAAGGACGAAGAATGAACACCTGCTGCTGGAGTTGCGCAAGGGGCTGCGGCAGGGATTGACGGAGGCACAGCGGCGCTGGGCGGCTGACATGCTGGTGCGTGAGGAGTTGGGAGCGATGCAGATGACCATCGTCACGACGCACAAGGGCTGGACGGTGGTGCGGACGTTCTTCTGTCAGGAGGACGAGGCGCGGGGACTGATCTGCGACGAGGTGTATGAGAACTGGATCGATGACGAGGGCAAGGAAACCATCCTGTCGAAGTCGTACAACCGCAGCCCGTTCTTTTTCAATTGGAAGACGGACAGCGATTGGGGTGTCAACCGCCACAACGGGCATTGCTCTGGCTATTATGTGATGGATGATGTGTACAAGGTGGGCCAGAACTATATCTATCCCATCCAGATGGTGACGAAGAAGCTGAGACGAAACGGGTACAGCGACAAGACGATGCTCAGGTGCGACATCGAGCCCGTGGTGTTGATGAAGCTGCTGCTGACGAATCCGACGGCAGAGTGGATGGGGAAGGTCGGGCAGTACAAAGTGTTGGAGTATCTGTCGCGGTCTGGTGATCTGTTGGTCGTAAATGAGCGGCACCCCGAACTGCTTGCTTCGGTGAATATATGCGTGCGTAACGATTACCAGATATACGACGCATCGATGTATGCGGATTATATCGACCTGCTGCGGTACTTCGGCAAGGACACGCACAATGCGTTCTATGTCTGTCCGAAGGACTTGCGTGCGGAGCATGACCGTCTGATGCAGAAGAAGCATCGCATCGAGGAGAAGAAGGAGCTGGAGCAGCGCATCAGGGAGGCGGCACGTCATGAGAAGTCATACAAGGAGCATCGGGGCCTGTGGTTCGGCATCTGCTTCGGAAACGAGGACATCGTGGTGACGGTCATCCAGAGCGTTGCGGAGATGGCCGAGGAGGGGACGAAGATGCACCACTGCGTATTCGCCAACGAGTACTGGAACGTGAAGAAGCATCCCGACAGTCTGATACTGTCTGCGAAGGATAGGCAGGGCAACCGTCTGGAGACCGTCGAGGTGAACATGAAGACGTGGAGCATCGTGCAGTCGAGGGGGTTGCTTAATGACCCGTCGGAGCGGCATGATGAGATCATCGAGTTAGTGAAAGAGAATATGTACAAACTTAAAATTGCGTAAGAAGATGCAGATTTACATTGCGACGCCCGTCAATGGGCGCAAGGAGAAGACGCTGGCGGAGAAGAGAGCCGCAGCGTATGAGAGAGTGAAGGAGATGGCGGCATACCTGCGCAGACGGTATCCCGATGCGCTGTTCGTCTCAGGGTTCACGGTGTACCCGTTGGATCAGGAGAGCATGATGCGGGAGAGCTACGTGATGGGCAGCCGTGTCCGTCTGGTGATGGAGAGTGACATGCTGGTATTGGATGAGATGTGGAGAGACAGCCGTGGCTGCTGGGTGGAGCATGAGGTGGCCAGGCAGTATGACATCCCCATGAAACGATACCAGCTAATGAAGTTGAACGATAAATTAAAGTAAGACTAAGAAAGATATGAAGGATTATATTGATTTTCTGAAAGAGAAGATGGCCATTAGTGCCTGCAGTGGTTTTGACGTGACGGAAGATGAACTTACCCCGTCGCTGTTTCCTCATGTGAAAGATACGGTAAGATGGGCCGTTAAGGGTGGCTGTCGTGCCATCTTCAGCAATTTCGGTATGCAGAAGACAGTCACGCAGTTGGAAATATGCCGTGTGATTATCAGCCACGAGGGCGGAAAGGCCCTGATAGTATGTCCTAAGCGTGTAGTTGTGGAGTTCATCAGTCAGGCGAAGCAGCACATGGGGCTTGATATCCGATATGTCAGAACGATGCAGGAGGTGGAGGCTTGCGATACGGATATCATGGTTACTAACTATGAGCGAGTGCGCGATGGTGAGATAGGCGTGAGGATTGATCCTAATTACTTCACTTGCACCTCGCTCGATGAAGCATCCGTGCTGAGAGGTTTCGGTACAAAGACTTATCAGGAGTTTTTGCCATTCTTCTCTGGCGTGAAATATAAGTTTGTGGCGACGGCGACTCCCAGCCCGAACCGCTACAAAGAGCTGATTCATTATGCCGGATATCTGGGCGTGATGGATACTGGACAGGCTCTCACAAGATTCTTCCAACGTGACAGCACGAAGGCCAACAACCTGACGCTGTACCCAGGAAAAGAGCAGGAATTTTGGCTGTGGGTTTCGACGTGGGCGGTGTTCCTGACTAAGCCCTCCGACCTTGGTTATTCAGATGAAGGCTACGACCTGCCGGAGTTGAAAGTGATTGAAGAGGTGGTACCTGTTGACAACGAAACGGCTGGATACTTCGACGACGGCGAAAAGATGATGTTCCGTGAGGCCGCACTTGGATTGCAACAAGCGGCAAAGGAGAAACGCGACAGCATCAACAGCCGTGTAGCGAGGGTCGTTGAGATAATCAACCGTCCAGAGAATAAGGATGACCATTTCCTGCTGTGGCATGACCTCGAGGCTGAGCGTATAGCATTATGCAAGGCTGTGCCCGGTTGTAAGGCAGTCTATGGTTCGCAGGATGATGACGAGGCGGATGAGATTATCAGTGATTTCAAAGATGGACGGTTGAAATATCTTGCGGCAAAGCCTGAGATGCTGGGTGAGGGTCTGAACTTCCAGTATCATTGCCACAAGGCCATTATGTTCATCGATTACAGATTCAATGACAAGTACCAAGCCATTGCCAGAATCCATCGTTTCATGCAGAAACACCCCGTGGAGCTGTACCTCGTGTTTGCCGAGAGCGAACAGGAAATATATAAAACATTCCTTCAGAAGTGGCAGCAGCACAAAGATATGGTTGCAAAGATGGTGCAGATAGTCCGCGACAATGGTCTGTTTGGACTTGATGTAGAGAGCAAGCTCATGCGTTATATGTTCTCCAAGCGTGAGGCAGAGCATGGCAGTCTTTACACAGCCATCAACAATGACAATGTGTTGGAATGTCAGGGAATGAAGGATAACAGCGTTGATCTGATTATCACGTCGGTACCATTCTCCAATCACTACGAATATACGGCCACCTATAATGATTTCGGCTTTAATGCAGATAATGATGAGTTTTTCAGGCAGATGGATTATCTGACACCTCACATGCTGAGGATATTGAAGCCCGGTCGTGTTCTTGCTGTCCATTGTAAGGACCGTATCCTGTTCGGAAATGCTACGGGTGATGGTATGCCGACGCTGGATCCTTTTCATGCGATGTGTATTTTCCATTATTTGAAGCATGGGTTCCGTCTGTTCGGGATGATAACAGTCGATACGGATGTGGTTCGTGAGAATAACCAGACCTACCGTCTTGGATATACAGAGATGCGCAAGGACGGCTCAAAGATGGGTGTGGGATGTCCTGAGTATATCCTTCTGCTGCGCAAGCTGCCGACGGATACGGGTAGAGCGTATGCCGATGATCCCGTTACGAAGCGCATTGAGGACTACAGCCTCGCAAGGTGGCAGATAGATGCTCATGCAGATTGGAAGAGCTCAGGTGACCGTCTGCTGAGCTATGATGATGTCAAGGGTTGCAATATCGAAACGGTGAGGAATTATTTCCGTAAGTTCTCAATGGATCATGTCTATAACTACGAGGCTCATGTAAGGTTTGCCGAAGATATGGAGAAGGCTGGACGGTTGCCGAAGACGTTCATGGCCATTGACCCCGTCAGCCATAAGGATTATATATGGGATGATGTCACACGCATGAGGACGTTGAACAGCCGACAGTCGCAGAAGAACAGACAGAACCACATTTGTCCCTTACAGCTTGATATCGTTGAGCGTCTGATTGAGAGGTACAGCAACAAGGGCGAGATAGTATTTGACCCCTTTGGAGGCATACAGACCGTGCCGTACTGTGCCGTCAGGTTAGGGCGCAGGGGACTTAGTACGGAGCTTAATTATGACTATTGGCGCGACGGGCTGACATATTTGCGTGAGGCCGAGCTTGACAGGACATCTCCTACGCTTTTTGATTTCATATCCTGTGGTGAGGATTAGAAAAAAAAATGTGTAATCATTTGGAGCGGTGCGGGGATTTGCTTATATTTGCACCGCTCAAACTTTATAATAAACAAAGAAATGGAAAGAATCGTAAAGTTGGTTTTTGTGTTGCTGCTGTCGTGCCTCACGGTTCAGGCGCAGCATAAGGTGTCGGTGAATGTCATCAAGTCGGTGGCGATGGGAACGCTGAAGCTGGAGGAATCAGAAGGCACGTATTACATGCTGGTGGAGACGGACAACAGGTATCATCCTTTCGTGTCGGTAATACTCGGTGACAGCACGGAGGCGGTGCGGTTGCTAACGTATATGTCGGAGCTGAAGCTGGGGAAGAACGACAGGGGTGTGTATCTGGAGAACATGAGCGAGAATGTCATCATGAAGGGCCCGCTGGGTGCTTTCAATATCTATGAGAAGACGGTGACGATCTGCGGTGTGGCGCATCGTCTGAACATCAAGAAGCTGCTGAAGGCGCTTGTCGATGGCGGCAGGGAGCCAAAGATCGCCGTATCTGACCTGGGTAGAAGTGAGCGCAAGCCTGCATACAGGCGGTATGATGATGAGGACTGATAGCTGACAAGTGCCGCTTATCGTGCAATAAGGGTGGGTTATTCGTTGATAACCTGCCCTTATTAGCGTTAAAACGTGTGAAAAACACAAGAGTTATAAGGATTTTCCTTATCTTTGCTGCCGTAATCATTTAAAAAACAAAGGAAGTTGTGGTTTGATGTAGAAACGAGACGGAATATGGCAGATTTTGAGTTGAAAGTAGTTGTCAGGGAGATACCCCTATCCCAGCTGTCTGAGAACACGGGGCAGATACCCGATGTTCCGGAAAACCCGAGGAAAATCAGCGACGAGGCTTTTGCCCTGCTGAAGAAGAGTATCACGGAGTCGCCAGAGATGAAGCAGCTCGACGAGATAAAGGTTTTCCCCTGGAAGAAAGGCTTCGTCGCCATCGGCGGTAATCATCGACTGCGTGCTTACAAGGAATTAGGCTGGCAGAACGCTCTCTGTAAGGTGTTGCCGAAAGATACACCGAAGGAGAAGCTCTGCGAGTATATCATGAAAGAGAATATGCAGTATGCCAAGAACGATCCTTACAAGCTGGAATCATGGGACAAGGAACAGCTGAAGGATTGGGGTGTTGACGTGCCGATGATGGAAAGCAATTTGGATATAGATGAATTTTTTGAGAATCAGGAAAATCATCATCTTCCTCAGAGTGGATTCAAACTTACTGTGGTTTGCCCTCAGGCTCTCGAAGATAAGAAGACTGAGATTATTTCCTTGATTAAGGAGGTTATGAAGCCGTATGGAGGTGTTAAGGTAGGATGAAAAGAGAAATTTGCACATATCGATTTGCAAGAATAAAGCGCTATAAAGCGTTTTTATCCCCGTAACCGATAAATTATGCAGCCAAGCAAAAAGAACGCAGTAGAAATAAAATATCAATAAAATAATTATGGCGAAGTATCAGGAATCAGCACCAATCATCCTGTCAGAGCTTGAGAAGGGAGCGACGCAGAAGGAAGCAGCGGAGAAGGCAGGCATCAACATCGACACGTTCTATGAGTGGATGAAGAGCAAAACCGACTTTTCCGACGCCGTAAGACGCGCGAAGGAGAACGCGAGGCTCAATGCTGTGGCTTCCGTCGAGCGTTCCCTGCTCGAGCTGGCGCAGGGCTTCGAGTATGAGGAGGTGCGCACGGAATATGAGAGCAAGCACAACCCGGACTCTGGGCAGTATGAGCCAGTCATCAAGAAGCAGGTGCGCACGAAGAAGCGCATCGTGGCGAGTGTGGAGGCAATCAAGTTCTTCCTCACCAACAAGGCACCCGAGGAGTGGAAGAACCGCATTGAGCAGACGAACCTTGGCAACGTGCAGACGAATGTCAATATCCGTCACGTGGGTGAGAAGGGCGACGAGGTGTTCCCGAGCAGCGAGGATGAAGTGGACGCGACGAGATGAAGAAGGAGCTGTACATATATGAGAACCTCAACCCTCAGCAGAAACACGTGGGTGATTGTGTAGTGAGGGCGATGGCATATTTCTTCGGTGTGGACTGGAGAACGGCTTTCTATTCATTGATTGTGTATTGTGCAGACCATGCGGTGGTGACATTCAATTATCGCAGCACATACGGAGCGTTCCTTGCTGATAAAGGATACAGAAAGATGAAAGTGCCGGAGAAAGGTATGACGGTGGCAAAGTTTCGTGATGAGTTTGCAGAACAGGGGCGTACTTATATGGTTCAGGTGACGAGACATCTCACAATCATAGATGACCGCGTGCTGATTGACACATGGGATTGCAGCGATAGAAAGGTAGAAGGGTATTGGATAAAATGATAGCGGATGTAAATGACCTTTTCAGCGTTTTGCCGCTGTTTACTGCGAACGAGCAGGCGAAGGAGCGGACGGTGGTGAATCAGGGCGGTACATCATCGGGGAAGACGTACAGCATCATGCAGCTGCTGTTCGTGCTGGGAATGTCGGAGGCACGGATGGTCATCACGGTTGTAGGTCAGGATATCCCGAACCTGAAGAAGGGTGCGTACCGTGATGCGAAGAACATCCTCGCTGGGTCGCCTCTGTTGCAGCAGTGGTGGCCGCAGATCAACGAGGGCGAGCGAATCATCAAGTGCATCAACGGGTCATTGATAGAGTTCACCAGCTACAAGGACGCGCAGGATGCGAAGAGCGGAAAGCGTGACTACCTGTTCATCAACGAGGCGAACGGCATCAGCTATGAGATATACTGGCAGCTGGCCATCCGTACCCGTCGGCAGATATTCATCGACTACAACCCGTCGGCACGCTTCTGGGTGCATGATGAGGTGTTGGGGCGAGAGGGTGTGCGGCTGATCATCAGCGACCATCGGAAGAACTTCTACCTGTCAGACGAGGAGCACGCACGTATCGAGGGCATCACGGACGATGAGCTGTGGAAGGTGTATGCAAGAGGGCTGACGGGCAAGATAGAGGGTCTTGTGCTGACGAACTGGGACATCGTGGATGCATTGCCGCCGATGGAGGAGTGGAAGATGTCGGCAAGGGGTCTGGACTTCGGTTTCACTTGTTTTAAGGGAGACACGCTTATTATGACATCGGAGGGAGAAAAAGCCATCAGGGATGTTAAGGCCGGTGATTATGTGCTGACGAGAAAAGGTTATCATAGAGTAAAACGAAACATATATAACGGCTCAAAGAAAGTACTGCATAAAAAATTCGTAAATGGCTTGCATAGTTCAGATATTTTTTGTACTTTTGAGCATAATTTTAATGCAAACGGAAAATGGAAGAAGTACGGACAATTAACAGAAAAGGACAGGTTGTATATACTACCTTGTTCAAAGGCATGGAGTTTAGAAGATACCCGAACGGAAAGCACGGGAACTACTATTACCACAAGTGGAAGGAGAACGGCAAGTACCATTCAATCATGCTACATCATGCCATCTATGAAGATGTTTATGGAGAGATTCCAGATGGTATGGTTATCCACCACAAGGATTTTAACCCGCTTAATAATAATATTAGCAATCTGGTTATGCTCAGTGTGTCGGAGCACGCGCGGATTCATAATGAGGTTGGTAAATGGAGGGAAAGCCATGCCGAAGAGTTCAGAAAACGGTGTTATTCAAAAGAGAACTGGCATGAACGAAGGAAGAAGGTACTCGACAGCCTTAAGAATGAGCGAAGGGTGTGTATATGGTGTGGAAAAGAGTTCACGCCAACAAACACTCACCAACGATTCTGTGGAAAGCAATGTCACCATCGATGGCAATACAAGGCGCCCGAAAATAATATCCAGATGGTGTGCCAATATTGCGGAAAAACTTTCGAAGGCAATAAATACCTTAAGCCGAAATGTTGCAGCGATGAATGTGCACATAAGCTATCATTCGCTAAACAGCATAAAGGATGAAGGGTCGGAATGGTGTGATGTATATGACCTCGAAATTGAGGATGTGCATGAATATTTCGCAAATGGAATATTAGTGCATAATTGTGATCCAACCGCCCTGGAGCATGTCGTGGAGGCTCATGGCGACCTGTGGGTGGATGAGGAGATATACAGCACGGGTCTGACGAACCCGATGATCGCCGAGCTGGCGAAGGGTGAGGGCCTCACGTCTCAGCAGGTCATCATCGCGGACTGCGCAGAGCCGAAGAGCATCGCGGAGCTGAAGGCGCTTGGGCTGTGGGTGTCACCAAGCCCGAAGGGTGCGGACAGCATCATCTCTGGTCTCGACATCCTGAGGCGTTACAGGATACACGTCACGAGGCGGAGCCGTGGGCTGCTGGCGAACATGAGGTCGTACAAGTGGGACAAGGACAGGGACGGTAACATGACGAACAAGCCGGAGGATGCGAACAACCACGGCATCGATGCTATACGCTACGTGGCATTGGCGAAGCTGGCCGTCAGGCAGAAGCCTCGCGGTGTCAGAAGGCGGAACTGAAAAACCCTGCCACCGTTTAGTTATTACGTATCAAAGGGTTTATCTACTCATTAATTAGTTATTGATTTTGCAATCATCGGCCAGAAGCGTCTGGGAGATAATAGTTTTAAGTTCGCTGAACAAAGGTATTTTATTCATATTGAAGTTCAAGAGGTGGCAGGGTGACTTTGTTTTTTAATAAGGTTTGACGTGGGGCGGTCGTGCGTGAGCATAGCTGCCCTTTTTAGTTAATCTAACTTAAAAAACAAGGGTTATAAGGATAATCTTTATAAATATGCCTTATCTTTGCAGTCAGGAAATCTAAAGACAGTGGGTTAGTCTCTTGTTTTGTTTAATGATTAATCACTAAAAACGACAGAATTATGAATTTATGTACATGTCCCGCAGCCGCAGCATTGACAACGATCCCGTCGGCTGGCTGCCCCGAATCATTCGGACAGATTCAGAAGATTGCGTTCCAGCGACTGCGTAAGGCTGATGGAACGAAGAACTCATTCACCAGTACTGCAAGCATCCTGCTGAAGGCCTCATGGACGGCACGCATGGCAGCCAATGACGGCACGAAGATCGTGCTATCTCCTTATGTTCAGGCACCTACCAACGAGCCAGGCAGTCCCCGTACCTTCGGAGGCGGCAACGAGACGCTTGGCGGTGTGGAGATGGTCATCGGACGTGAGCCATCGACATTCTCCGCAGTCATCCGCAGCGTGCAGCAGTCTGTCATCAAGGCGATGAAGGACCTGCAGTGTGAGGCACAGGCCGACAACCTCGGTGTGTTCCTCATCGACGAGAACGGTGCAGTGGAGTGTGTCAAGGACGAGAGCGCGGCAAACACGTTCTATCCCATACCCATCCGCAGCCTGTTCATTGGAGACAAGTCGCATGGCGGTCTGGAAGCGCCCGACGGCAACGCCATCCAGTTTGTGTTCCTGCCGAACTACTCCGACAACCTGTCAATTCAGGTGCCGACGGATTTCAATCCCCTTACCGACCTTAACGTATAGTGGCGATGGCAAAGGAGACGATGGTAGGCCTTCTTTGCGAGGCCACGGGAGAGGTGACGGAGTTCGCGGTGGATCATGCCGAGCGTATCCTGAAGATGCGTGACAGCGGCTGGGTGTTGCCGGAGGACTCCGAGTATAAGTTAGGAGAAGATGGGACTCTCAATAGAGGAAGCAAGAAAACGGGTAAGTGAGGCACGCAAGCGTAGGACGATCTCGCTGGCCATCCTTCATCAGAACCGCATCAGGCTGCATGCCGAGGTGGTTCCGTCAGCCCCTGCTCTCGCCTCATGGGCGTACAGGGGGATGAGGAAGGCGCAGGCCGACCCCGTGTTCATGGGCAGCGCTGGCGTGTCGCAGGCTCTCTGGGACTTCATGCGGATGGTGGAGAACCTCATACCGCATGACAAGTTCAAGACGTTCTGCTCGCTGATGCGCTTCCCCGTGAAGACGAACGAGGTGCTGGGCGTGGCCTTCGACAAGCTGTCGCGTATCTTCGACGGACGCAACCCCGCTTTCTCCTATCAGTTCGCAAGCACGGAGCAGAGGGATGACTGGGAGTGGTACCGACAGGAGGTGCTTCATGAGCCTAAGATATGGCAAACGAAGGGCTGGGATTTCTTCAAGACACGCATCAACAGCGTGCTTGTGGTGGATTTGCCCAAGGAGCAGCGTCAGGGAGCGCCGGAGCCGTATTTCTACTGGCTGCCCATAGAGGACGTGATAGACTACCGTGCGGACGCAACGACGGGGCAGATGAAGTACATCGCATTCCGACAGGATGATGACGAGATAGCGGTCATCGACGATGAGAGCTACCGCGTGTTCAAGGCGAAGGATGGACAGCTTGGAGAGCTCCTGCGTGAGAGCCGTCACGACCTCGGCTATTGCCCGTCGCGTTTCTTCTGGTCGGAGCCAATATCATTGGATGAGCCGGATGTCAAGATGTCGCCTGTGTCGAAGCTGCTGGACGACCTCGACTGGTATCTGTTCTACAGCATCAGCAAGCGGTACCTCGACACCTATGGTTCCTACCCGATCTATTGGGGCTATGAGCAGAACTGCGACTATCACAATGACGTGACGGGTGACGAGTGCGACGGCGGCTTCCTGAAGGACATCAAGGGACAGTGGAAGTATGACCAGAACGGCATGCTGATGCCCTGCCCGAAATGTCATGAGAAGAGGATCAGCGGCCCAGGTTCATTCGTGGAGGTGCCCATCCCCATCGAGGGACAGCCCGACCTGCATGACCCGGTGGGCATGCTGTCAGTCGACAGGGCGAGTCTCGACTACACGACGGAAGAGGACGCACGGCTGCGTGAGGCCATCATCACGGCTATCGTAGGCACGAATGAGGAGATCACGACACGCGATGCACTGAACGAGCAGCAGATAAAGGCGAACTTCGAGAGCCAGAGCACGGTGCTGAACCGTGTAAAGAAAGGCTTTGAGGAGGCACAGGCCTTCGTGGATGAGACATGCTGCCGTCTGCGCTACGGCACGGCGTTCATCGGTCTTAACATCAACTACGGCACGGAGTTCTACCTGCAGACGAGTGACGAGCTGCGGGAGCGTTACAAGAACGCGAAGGAATCAGGGGCGAGCGAGGCTGACCTTGACGCCTTGTCGCAGCAGATCATAGAGACGGAGTACAGGACGAACCCGCAGATGATGCAGCGCATGATAGTGCTTGGTGATCTGGAGCCGTACCGTCATCTGTCGCGTGAGGAGGTGCAGACATTGAGGGACAAGAACCTCGTGAGCGATGTCACGGTGATGGTGAAGATGAACTTCGCGGACTACATACGACGCTTCGAGCGTGAGAACATGAACGTGACGGAGTTCGGTGAGGCCATCCCCTATGAGCGCAAGATAGAGAAGGTGAAGGCAGAGCTGGAGCGTTACGCGCAGGAGGCTTTGGATAAGGTGAATAACATTAACCCCATAAAGGAATAAAATTATGAAAGTGAAATTTAATGGATCAGTGAAGGATGTGCCCATCGTGGGTGCCAGTGGTGAGTATCAGGTGACGAAGGAGAACTACATCGTGCCGAAGGGCGAGGAGGGGTCTTACCACGTCATCATCGAGCAGAAGCAGTTCGACCCGAGAAGCGGGCGCAGGCTGTCGAAGCCGTATGTGCAGAAGTTCGAGCCTAAGATGTGGCCGATGCTGCAGCGAAACCTAAAGCAGCAGGGCTGGGATATGACGGTCGTGCATGACCC